TCAACCATTTTGAGAAAACCGGAAACACCCACAAGCGTATTAACCTTTTTGCCATCAAACAGGCCGGAAACCTTGATCTTGTAATTGCCGTTGATTTCGCGGGTAGTATATTTTAACGTTGCCATAACTGTTGTTATTTTTGTTCGGGGAACCGGCCCCGGCCGTCGGGTTATTTCCTCAACCCGGGTACAAAGTTAGTCATTTATTTTTAATTACCAAAAAAAAGTTGATTATTTTTCAAACTTTCGTGCAAAATAAGTTATTTTTTGCGTTTCTTCGATTTAAGACACTTTTACGGCCCGGACGATAACTTGTACCACCCGGACCGCGAAAGCCCCGCAAATCGCCTAAAAACGGCCAAATCCGGGATTGGACGAAAAAACCGCCCCAATCGGGACGGTTAACAGGCCGAAAACCTATTTTTGCGTATAAGAATCGGTCGGTTGGTGCAAAGATACATAAACCGGCCACATTTCACAACGGGGCCGGTTCGTTTCCTTAATACTTAATATCTGTACCTTTTGACACAACAAAGATAGTCACTTTTCGATTACGACGTGTTCGATTCCCATTATTTCCGTATGCGGGTTTTTGCTTACAACGTCCAATTGCCGATCCTCAACTTTTCGCGTTTTCCAAAGGAAACCAAGGAATCGGCGGTATTTGACCGTTTCGGCCAACAACAGGGAATCCCGGTTGGTCAACTTGCCCGTGAATTGGTCGGCCGTCAAGATGCCGTCAAAGTCAAACCACGCGTCGCCACAATGGACCGCGACCGCCGGGGTTATGATGGAATCCCGGACCAACACGACGGTATCGCGCGGGACCGCCCGCAAATCAATGATGGTTTGGGATTGGGTTTTGTTGACGGCGGCCAAATCCCGGTTGCGTTGCTTCAACTGTTTTATCAACGCCGCATCGTCGGCCCGGAATCGTTCGTATTCCTTTACGGTCAATTCAAGCGATTGCACCCGGGCGGCGTTCAAAGAATCTTGGACCCGGTAACGCTCAACGTCGGACAACAACGCCGCCGTGTTCCCGGCGTACCGGTCCCGTTCGGCGGTCAATTGCTCAATCTTTCGATCGGCCCATATAACGGCCAAGGCGGCCACGATTGCGACGGCCGCCAAAATCAAATACTTTTTCATTTCTCTTTACGGATTACGCCGCCCAATCGGTCGGCCCATTTTTCAGTATAAAAAGCGTAATATGACCCGCGTTTGTGCTTTCTGTACCAACAGGCCCACAACAACGACGGGATGCCAATAACGAACAGGTACAACGGGCCAAGAATCCGGGATTGTTTGACGTGTCCGTATTCGTGCGCGTACAATTCCGGCGCATCAATGAAATAATACCGGACCATTACCGTTGACGCAAGCGAAATGCCGCCGCCGGGCAAGTCCGGAACAATCCGGTACGACACGCCGCCGCAATGATGATCGTACAACAGGACAACCGCAACCCGGCCCCGATACCAAAGACGCAAGGCAAGCCCAACAATGTTTTGCGGGGCTTGCCATATCCACAACAGTATCGAAAGAATCGTTTTCATCGTTTCGCCGTGCAAATCGCCATTGGAAATTCCGCCCGGACATCGAAACACGGACATTGTTTTATCCATTCGTTCCGTTCGATTTTCCCATTTCCGTTTTTGTCCGGGCTTGCGTCCCGATGCCCGATAACCTCAACAATCGGGTATTCGTCAATCAACTTGTAAACAAGATTGGCCAACGACAACTTTTGTTCCGGCGTCCGGGTATCGGCCGGGTTCCCGTTTTCGTCAAGGCCGCCAACGTACACGATTCCGATTGAATGTTTGTTGTACGATTTACCGGACAACCCGGCCGTGTTGCAATGCGCCCCGTCACGCGTCAACGGCCGCCCAACCTCAACCGTCCCGTCCAAGTCAATAACGAAATTGTACCCAATCATCGCAAACCCGCGTTCTTGGTGCATTTTGTCAATATCGGCGGCGCGTAAATCTTGACCGGCCCGGGATGCCGTGCAATGGATAACAATTGCGTCAATGTTTTGTTTCTTCATTTGCTTCGTCCTTTTTGGCGTCCTCAAACGTCATTCCAATTTCATCTTCCAATTTGAATTTCATAAACCGGCGCAACCAACGGAAAATTGGATGGTCCGAAATGACGGCCGCGTTTTCAAGGAACGACCAAAATTCCACGCCGCAACAAAACGCCGTAAAGTAATTGGCGAACCGCAACCGGGATTCGTTGGCCACGGTTTGGTCCAACATTTCGGCCAATACTATTCCGATAAGGATAAAAACGAATTTGTATATGGTCCGCCACGCCTTGACCGATTCGAACGCGAACCGTTGTTTGGTACGCTTGGCCACGACGGCCGATTTGATAACGCCGGTTATGAAATCAACCAATTCGAATATCGTTACCGTTATGAACAACGGCAACAGGTTTTCGACAAATACAGAAAGGAACCCGGCAAGGATTCCGGACAATATCTTTGCCGGGTATAAAGTCATACTTTTAACCATAACGGGAATTGTTACGAAAATTAAACCAATGGCGAACCATCCATATTTACCCAATCCGTCCCATTGTAAAGAATCATTTTCTTTAATGATGAATCATAATAAGTATCCCCCTCAATCGCATTTGTGGGACGATTTGCGGTAATTCCACGATTTGGATAAACATATTCCGTAACGTCTAACCCGGTATCGGAAAGTGAATCGTAAAATTTGAATTTAGAAATACAAGCGACATAATCAATTCGGTATTTTATTACGGACGAATCGGTTGTTTGAACGCCAATTAAAAATTTGTTGTCATAATTTCCGGCCGTTGAACTTTTCTTTATTCTAAACTTAAAATTTTGGGAGTCCGTATAACTTTTTCCATCAGTATTTGATACATATAAAATACTTTGACGCCCTTTTTCGTCCGTCAATTTTAAATAAAAGTCGGTCTTTGATGCACTACCAATGCATACCGCCGACGTATAAATTGACGTGTTTGTACTTGCATTAAATGTTTTATTTATGTGCGGGTCGTTCCAACAACGCATTCCGCCTAACGGGTTTGAACCATAATTAAACCCGTAAAGTTCCCCAAATACGGTTTTTTGTGGTATTTCTCCGCCGCTTGGTGTTAACGCATTGCTTACCGCTTCGGTTGTAAGGAACAATTTTGGCAATGTACGATTTACGGCCGAACTTGTTTCAATTGCGATATTAAACGTTATCCGCATTTTACTGTAAACCTTATCGCACCGTAAAATTTCCTTATAAATAAACGGAACATAATAAAATGACGATTCGTTAATTGATATATTTTGCGAATCAACAACAACGTTTTGCGAATCAACGTATTCAATATTGATTGAATTTGTTTTTGTAATAGTCGTGTTCATTTTTACAATACCGACATACGCCATTCGTTGAAAATACGCCAACACCCAATTGCGGGACATTTCAAATACAACCACAAAACGGTCATAAGTTACCGCAATATCATTACTTAAAATCGCATCATCGGAATAAGTATCAATTAACGAACCAATCAACAAACTATTTGCCCCGGCGATTTTGAACAAATGCGAAAAATTAAGAACGTTATCTTTTGTTAACGCGATTTCATCATTTGTTTGCGAATTTACAACCGCGATTTTACTGAAAGCACCCAAAGCCGCCGACGACTTTTGATATAACGTATAAAGTTCATTATCGAATACTTTGTGTCCAATTACGCCGGTATGAACATTCTCCAATAAATTACGTTCAAAACCAAGCATCCGGAAATATTCTTGACGAAAACGATAAAGTCCACCCGTATTTATCGGAAGCGGGTAAGAATCGTTTTTTATTGGTACGGAATCAAGCGTGGTAACGGAACGATAATTAAAATTATCAATTATCGAGTTAACGCCAATAGATTTAAACGAATATTTCGTTGCAAATAAACCGCTTGCGGAACCGCCTAAATCCCAAACTTTTGCATTAGAAATTGTTTGTGCGTCAACTGTAAAATACGCTTCATTTTCTTCGTCGGCGATTTCCGGAACGGGTTGATGCGAACCGCCAACGCGGAATGGACCGCCACTTAACACACCACCATATACGCAATTTGTATCACAAATTAAACGTATATCCGTCATCCATCCGGACGTAACGTGTGTGTATATTGCTTTTCTAAATCCGGTAATATCCCCATCAATAACCACATAAGTATAAAACCCACTATTCGTAACGTCAATTTCCAATCCCAAAAAACCCTTTAACCACGCCGTTTGCGTTGTTCCGCCCGCTTCAATTTGCAATTGACGGTCTGCCGAAAAAAGAAACACATTTAAATAACATCCCCAAATACTGTTATACGTCATTGTTTGCGTTAATGGCGAATTTGTTAATTTCAACATCGGGATATTATCTTTGAAATCCGATGACGAAAACACCGCATACCGACGCAAATAAAGATTATCAATGTTTATTCGTCGAACCATTTTTGTATTTTCGTCCGAATTTGCATAAACAATCATCATTATTTTATCCGTATCAGTATAGATAGACGGCGGGGCCTGTACGGGATTTCGTTGCAAACCATTGTTTATTTTTTCGCCAATAATGGATTGCCACGAATTTACAATGATCGTGTCGGAAATGTAATAATAAAATTTGTTTGATATGTGAATACGTGTTGATTTACTGTTGAACGCATCTTGAATTTGGGTTGTCGCGTCGGGTTGCGTACCATCAAGAACGCAATTATTGGAACGATTAGAAACAAACCAATCCAATTCAATGCCATAATTTTCGCTTCCACCCGAGAAAACAACGCTTTCAAAAATACGTTCTAATCCCGCATCAATCTTAAAATCGCCATTTAATGTTCCGTTACTTAATTTCCCACCAATGAATTTTAACACGGAACCATTGGGAATATTTACGGTTGTATTTCCCAAATCGAAATTATAACGAATTTCGTAAATTGTATTTTCTTTCGTTACCTGTTCCGCAAAACTCTTTCCTTTTCTCAAAATAAAATATCCCAATCCGTTCGGATTTTGAAGATTATATGAACGATTGGCAAATTTTAATATTGAAGATGACAATGTTAAATCATCCGGTTCGGGAATGAATGACGTTCCGCCGCCACCGCCACCGCCAAATTCAATAAATTTTACATCCCAATTTCCGTTATACAGAAACGCGGCAATAAAACCGGCCGGGACCACATACGCGTTAAAATTGGGGTATGTTCCGGGACCCGCAAGATATGCAACATTGTGGTCCGGCGTTCCCGGATTTGTTTCGGAATCAGCAAAACCGGCAAATTGATATTGCGCACCCAATGAATGGATAATAGAAACCAATGATTGTTGTAAAATTTGGCCGGTTATTTCTTGATTTCCATTTTGTTTTATAACGGACTCAATGGCCGCTATTATGTTTTGATAATTTGCCATAATATTTATTCTTTATAAAAATCGCCGTTGAAATCTTCATTAAAATCGCCTTTTGTCGTGCGTATAAAACCACGTCCAATTTTCTTTGCAACCGTCGCCGTATCAAAAACCGCTTCAACGGACGCAACGTCGCCGTTATCTTCCCATTCCGGGGTTATTAAGAACGTGTCCAAACTGTAACGTTGGCCGTGGTATTCGATTTCCGCAAAATCCGCCATACGAATAAAACGCATAACGTCCAATAGGTATTCGGATGCAAGAAAATTGAACCTGTATCGTTTTTCCGAAATTTGTTTTATCGGGAAAAAGTAACCATCCCGGGTTTCGCCCTCTTCCTCAAACGGATATTCGGGTTTCGCCAAATCGCTTTGAAGATACAACACGTTCTTAAACGCCGGGTTTTTGTACACAATCGTTCCCGCGTCCATCGTGAAATCGTCAATGTCCCACCAAGTAATTTTCAAATATGGTTGAATATCATTTACGACCGTGAAGATTTCCGAATAAAACGCGTAACCAATAACAAACTCCAAATAATACCGTCCATTCGGCAACGCGTTAATAACGGGCAATTGCCCCGGGAAAACCCAAACATCGTAACCCAATGTTGTAAATTCCCGTTTAGTTATTCCGGAACGTATCGCGTTGGTTATATCGGCAACAATTTGTCCGGTGTTTGCGTCAATAATATGAACGGGGCGAATGGTCGAAACGGTCCAATTAGTATGTTCCGTTATTATTTGGAATGGCAACAAGAACCCGGCCGGGCAATATAACGGATAAACCCGGCCATACATCCACCATTTACGGGCGTTCTGTTGATCCAATGACTTATAAAACGGCAATACGGATAAATTGTTATTCGGTATCATACTTTAATGTTGCGTTCGCGTTTCTTGATGACAAATTTACGGACATTTTTTCAATCATTCCATTACCCAAATTTGTTTTGACTAATTGCACCAAATCCGGGTCATTCAAAACCGGAAATCTTAATGTTTGATTCTTTAATTTCTTAATGCCATACGCGTACATCTGTTCGCCATTGATTTCATATTGATATGCGGGCATATCGAAAGCGTAATACTGTTGTAATATACAAAAAGCGACATACGCATTTTGTAAATAATGGTCGTTCGAATCAACGACATAATTGTAATACGGCAAAACATATTGTCCGGATTGGACAATTGCCGCAAGCAACACGAACCCATCCTTTGAAACGTCGCCCGGATTCAACAAGATATAATCAATATCGGACGTAAATTTTGATATATCAATTTGTTCGATGTTATCCGGATTTACATATTTCGAAATAATATCAATCGGGAAACCCTCAAATAATTGGGTTACATCGTCCATCCACCCGAATTGATACCGGGCCGCCATTTCGGGTTTGTCGAATTTATATTGATCCCGGGCAAACGCCCATTCTTTGCCATTGCGCGGGACCTTTTGCGTTGTCAAGTCAATACCAACAACAGGCGAACCGGAATATGAACCACCATTGCGGAAATATTGGATATGTTCAACCCGGAACCGGTTTTGTTCGTCTATGAACCAATAACAACGGAAACAATCGCGCAACATATCCAAAACGTTCTTTAATGTAATCGGTGCTTTTTGTGCCGGTTGGTCATAACCCGCCGTAACCAAATTCGATTTTGGCGTAATCAATAACGTTTGGGTTATTCCAACAAGATTTGTTCCATACAGGAATTGGGAATAATCCGTTGTCGCTTCGTGGGTTATCCCGGGCGCAATCTTGGCCAACAACACCGAAATTACCGACGAAAGCGGGTACGCGTGGCGGATCGTGAACGATTGCCGCCCGGATTCCTCAACAATCCAATCGAACGCATAAAAGGTAAACCAAATTGAAACGCGGCCCCAAGCATTACGGGCAACCGGGAACAATTCGGGTGACCAATATAAATACGGCGGTTGGTAATATTGGCCCGGTTGATACAATCCCCATTGGTTTGGGGTTGATGTTAACGACGTGGAAAAATAAATTGTGTCGGGGAAATAATACCCGATTACGCGGGTATAATTCCGGTTATTTTCCACAATATCATCGGCCGGGATTGGGTACGTTTGCAATCCGCTAATTGTGGGCGTGTCCAAAACATAACGCGAATAAACCGGCATATCGTGAACATATAATGTAACATTCCCTGTCGCACCGGAATTGGAAACCGGCGTTAATGTCACATTGTGCGGTAATTCGGGCGGGTATTGATTATTAACGGCATAACGCCACAACGAAACATTATCCGAAATACGAACTATTGTCCAAGAATATTGCGAACCGCCCGAACCGCCATAATAAGCGTAAACCAATTTATATTCGGTTCCTGTAAATTCTTGCGTTCCCATTTCGCGCGGATTAAACCGCGCATCGCCAAGGAATGATTTTCCGAACAGGGCGGGCAATTGTGGCGACATTGAACCGGAAACATCCGCAATTGTAAATACCTTATTCAACGAAAACTTGAAATCGTTAACCAATTTCGTTTCGTCGCTTTCGGGTTCCGCTTCCTGTTCCCACCACATACCCGAAAGAAAACAACCAATGACGGATTGGCCCGGGACGTAAACTTGAATCATTGGCCGTTTATCGGCCTTTACGGGTACGATTTCCGGGGCCAATTCGATAAGGTTATATTCTTTATCCATTCCGGCCAAAACGTCGTTATATTGGTCCCAAACGGTCGGTTGAACAACGACGGTTTCGGCGTCGCCGTCAAAGTCGCAATCGGTTTTCCAAAAGGTCCCGCGCCAATAAGACGTCCACGATTGACCGGCATTATACGATATGAATATTTCCAACACAAATTGCGTGTCGAACGCCTTTGATACAATAAACGTATAATCGTCCCTTTGAAAAGTCAATTTTCCGGACAATTTTGCCCGGAAAAATTCTTGGTTGGATTCCTTTTCAAAATCCTTTGCCAAATCGTCCTTATAAATCGGGAACGCCTGTTGCGTTGCGGCCCCGGCTGACAACTGAAATTTGTATATCGGGTTCATTACGATTTGATTTTACGGGTTAAATTCTTGTACCGGATAATCGTATTTCCTTGGCCATCCACGTAACGGGATTCGTCGCCCTGTTGGCGGATTGCGGCAACATCCTTTTCAAGCCCGGAAACGTCCGTTTTGCCGCCGCCAATAAGTTGGACGGCATAACCGGCCATCGCGGCGTTTGCACGTTGGTAACGATCCGCAAATGTGCCATCGTTAAACGAATTGATAACGTCCGGGATAACGTCGCGGAATCGGCGGGAATTTCGCTTGTTGATAACGGCGAAAAATTCGCCGCCCTCTGCACGTCGCCGGGTTCCGTCTTTCTTCGTCCCCAAATCAATGTCGTGGCCGCTTGCGTGGCTTCCGCCCTGTAACAACTCAACCGTACCATCGCCGTATTGTTCCGTATTCTGTTTGGAAACCTGTACGGCCTTAATCTTGGCGGCCGCAAACGACGCCCACATTGTAACCAACGCGGCGGCGGCCAACCCGGGACCGACAACAGGAATACCGGACAACGACGCCCAAATATTGGCCGACGCGGTTATAAGGCTTGACGCTTGCGTGATCGAATCGGCGGCCAATTGTGCCTTTTGGGCTTTCTGTTGTTCCTTTAACGCCTTTTCTTGGTTCTTCTTGGCCAATTCCAATTCCTTTTGCGCCGTTTCAACCTCATTGGCATACCCGGCGTTGCGGGCTTCAATTTCGGCGTCCAACGTGCGTTGCGCGGCTTCAACTTGCGCATTGGCCGCGTTAACGGCCGCTTCCGCCGCCGCGTTCCAAGAATCAACCAACGACCCGATGGAATCTTTAATGGAATCAATCGCCGTGTTCAATGCGCTTTGTTGGTCGGAATCCAACCCAATACCCAACAATTCGTAAAGATTGTTATAACCCAATTTCTTGGATTCCTTTTCGATCCCGGCAATGGTCGTTTTTATGGCCTTGATTTCGTCGGCCGTCATTTTCTTTGTGGCCGTTTCGTTCAATTTCAAAACGGCTTCCAATCGGGCCTTTTCCTGTTGCAACCGGAACAACGTTTTTTGGCGTTCGTTCCGGTCCATCAAATCAAATTCGGCTTGGGCCAAATCTTGGGCGGCCGCCAAATCCCGTTGCGCCAACTTATTGTTGAAATCGGCCGATTCCCTCAAACGCAACGCGTCGTATTTGGCGTTAATTGCCGTTTCCGCTTGGCGTACCTTTTCATCCTTTTGGCGGTTTTGCGCAATTTCAATTTCGCGTTGTTTTTCAATGTTCGCCAACCGCAATTCCAACATCCGGTCGGTCCCATCTTCCGTTATCGCAATTTCCAATTGGATTGCCTGTTGTTCGGCCTGTAACCGTTGGACGTTCAATTTGTCAATTTCCGTGTTAAACGCCTTGACGGCATCCAACCGTTGTTTGTCGTATTTGGCGTTAATGGCGGCTTCGTCTTGGCGTTCGGACGCGGTTTTTTGCCTGTTCTGTTCTAATTCCAATTGCCGTTGCGCTTCGATTCTATCTTGGCGCAATTGCAACATCTTATCCGTACCGGCTTCCGTAATCGCAATTTCCAAATCAATGGATTCGATAACCGCCCGGCGGTCGGCAATGCGTTGTTTCTTGGCCGCTTCAATCGCCTTTTTTGCGGCCGCGTCTTGTTCTTGTTTCTTTTGGTTTGCCTGTTGTTCGGCCAATTCGGCCGCCCTCAATGCCTGTTGTTCCCGTTCGCGTGTGTCATTTTCTATTTGTGAAAGGACAACGCCCCGGGCCTGTTCAATTGCTTTCAAAGACGCTTGCGCGGTCTTTGCACCCATTTGATTTGAACCAAGCCCCAACCATCGGTTCAATATCGGGTCGCGCCCGGCTTCGGCCGTATATTTGTCGGCAATCTTTTGGTAATTTGCTTGGAAATTATCAATAAAGGCCGTTGCGGCTTCCGCGCCGTTCTTGGCGTAATAATCTTGGAATTGCTTTGTATATTTATCGGCCGATTCGGAAATAAACGTGGATTCCGGGAACAACGCCCGTTGGGTCGCCTGTACCAAACGCGTTAACCAATCAATCGTATCTTTGATTGCACCGTTGGAATTTTGGAACGCAAGCGTTAAACCCTCCCACGCGGATTTCAACAACTTTGTCGAACCCTCAACGGTATTCAAACGTTCTTCCGAAATGCGGTCCAATTCGCCGTTAACATCTTCCAATGATTGCCGCAATTCCCGGGCGGATTCCGCGCCGGACAACAGGGCGGCAAACGCCGCGACGCTTCGCCGGTCGGTCAATTCCAACGCTTCGTTCAAATCTGTTCCGGCCTTGCGTAAAGAAATCAACCCATCAATGATTTCGTCGAATGTCTTTGCCGGTCCGCCCATCGCCTTGGCCAACTTTCCGTTGGCATCGGCCAATTTCAAAATGATGTTACGGGTTGCGGTCGCCGCGCTTGACGCATCGAAACCGGCGTTGGCCAATGCACCCAACAACGCGGTCGTATCCTTGACGGTCAAACCGAACGCATTTGCAACAGGGAAAACCGTACCGATGGATGTTTGGATACGATCAAACGACAATGCCGAATTGTTGGTTGCGACGGCCAACGTTGCAAGTGTTTCTTCCGTGTCCGCGCTTCGAAGATTGAACGCCCGCAAGGTCGAACCGGCCACGGCCGCCGCGTCGGCAAGATTCGCCCCAACGGCCGTTGCAAATTCCAATACGGGTTTTTGCATCGCTATAATTGAACCTTGGCCGAAACCAAGTTTTGCCAATTCGGTTTGCAATTCGGTAACTTGGCGGGCCGTGTATTCAGTCGAACGGCCCAAAGACAACGCCGAATCGGTTAACGCTTTCATCCCGTCCCGGGTCGTTCCCAAAATCGTGGACAAATTGGCGTTGGCCTGTTCAAATTCACGCATCGTTTGCGCCGCGCCGGTCAAGTAACGGACAAACGACATAATGATACCGATTGTTCCAAACATAACCGTCGAAAAACCTTGCATCGCCTTTGCGGCCAACGGCAAATTTGACGTTCCGATGGTATGCAATTGGGAACGCATATTGGAAAAGCCCGTGACAACTTGGTTGATAGGTCCGGGCAACGCCTTTAATGCGTTTTGATAATGTCCAACCTCTAACGTATATTTTCCGGTCGCCTGTTGCAACCGGCTCATTTCCTCATAGATCAACCGCGTTTCGGTTTCCAATTGCCGCCCGGCTTCCGTTCCTTTCCGTTCTTCCGCCGACATTTCGTTAAGACGAATTTTGTTCAAACGGTATTGGGCCGACAACCTGTTATAAGAACCCTCTTTGGAATTGTTCAATTCAACAACCAATTTGTCAATCCGTTGTTGTTCCTTGACGGCCGCGATAACCTGTTGACGGCGGCGGTACGTTTCACTTTCGGCGTCGTTGCTTTTCTTGTATGCGGCGGCCAATTTGTCGGATTCCGCCGTTAACATCGAAATTTGTTGCCGTTGTTCTTCCGTCGCCCCGGATAAATTGCCCATACTCTTTGCCGCTTCCGCCGCCGCGCCTTGAATCTTGCTTTTGGCGGATTCGTACTTTTGTATCAATTCATCCAATTGGGCAATCAAATTGGTAATTGAATTGTCCGGCGTAATTAAATCGCGGTAATAAATCGGGTTCGGGTTGTCCATAACTTATTTTCGTTAAAAATGCCGTATAACGGCGTTTCTTTCATTGGATGGTAAATTGTATGTCTTTTCGCCTTAACGCCCGGATTTGGCCTGTTTTTGGGCCTTTTCGGCCTGTTTCGCCCTTTCCTTGACAAAATCGAACGCGTTGTAAAATTCCAAAACGGAATAATCCTTGGGTTTGACGTGCAATTGTTCGGACAAAACCAAACAAAGGTTTTCAAATTGCCGGTCAAACTGTATTTCCACGCCATCCGATCCGGCAAACGATTTCGGGTTGGAATACGTTATTAACGCCGTGGTCAACTTTTCGATTTCCGGCGTTGCATCCGGGTTGTTTACGCCCGCAATGATGTTCGCCAAAACCGCCAATGTCCGTTTCTTCAAAAGGTCGTAATATTCTTTTATTTCCGAATCGGCAAATATGCCGGGAAAATACAACCTTAATTCCGCGTCAATTTTTTTTTTTGACCGCTTCCAATTGGGCGGTCAACTCTTTTTCGGGGACGTCTTGCAATGTTTCCAACAATTCGGTCAAGGCCACGTCGGAAAGGTCGTTGCAATCCCGGCCGTCAATCTTCGTTACCAACGCGGCGAACGCCCGGTGTTTCGGGTTGATTCCCGTTTGGATGAAATAAACCGTTTGGCGCAAATTTTCCAATTCCTGTTGCGCCTTTTCCGGCTTTCCGTCCATAAGATACCGGCGCGTTTTCTCAATACGTTGGTCGAACGCCACAATGTCGGCCCCAATTCCCGCATCAATCAACAACAACTTTTGGTATTTATGAAACCGCACAATCGGCAATTCTTCGATTGTGTCGTACATTTCGACCGTGTGTTTTCCTATCTTGACCGTTACCATAATTCCCGGGCGATTACTGTTGAACAAACCGGCACGGCCAACAAAACCCATTGGCCCGTTGCCACGCACAAAGTTAGCGAAATAACCACGGAAACCCACCACGAACAACAGAATTTACAATTGAACAGTTGTCCGAAAAAGTCGTTGGGCGCGTGGATTTGCAACCATTCCAATACGCCCCATTTAACGGCAAGCCCCAACAGGAACGCGGCCGCCAAAGCAACGACCGCAACCCAACAAACAAATTCGATTATTCCAAACATAATTCGTCAAATTCCAAAAGCCCGTCGAACCGGAACCCGGCAAACGGGTGCATCAAAAATTGGTTGTCAATTTCCGAAAGCGTATAACCACGGTAAATGTTTTCGGCGCGTTCGTATATCCTATTCAAGACGATACGACCGCCGGTTAAATGCCAACCGGCCCGGCCATTCAGCACACGCAAAATTTGGGCTTTGATGTATTCCGTATTCCTGTTGTCCGGTTCATCATAAACCCGCGTCAAGTCGAACCAAACGATAAGTCCGAACGGGGCTTTGATTTGACGCGCCCACGGTCCCGCGTCAATGGTTTGCGGGTCCTCAATTTCGAAAAACGAAAAATTGCCAATCTTGGCGTCCGGGGATGTTTCGATGTAATCGTTTTCGCCGTGGCCGTTCCATCCGCCGCAATAGACATTCGGTGTTATGATCTTTTTGCCGTTCATCATCTTCGTAAGACGTTGGGACCGGCCAAAGGCCACGTCCAACCACGGCAAATTTTCAATCAATCCGGTTTGTATTTCCGCAATTACCCGGTCCAACATAACCGGGTTTTTGATTACGGGTGCGTTCGCATTATACATAAAGACGTTGTTTTAATTGTTGCATCAATTCGGCGTATGCGCCGCGTTGGACAAATACGACCATCCAATTTGCCATCATCAAACCGAACGTCGTAATTCCGTATTTCGCCATAATTCCGGCCGAATACGGCGTTGTCGGTACGATTCCCACGGTATCGGCGGCAAACTGTACGCCCAATTCGTCGTGAAACCGGCCGTTGATGTACAGGTTTGGCGCATCCGGGTTCCTGTTCGCTTTGTACGGGTAATTGATCCCGTCTTTTTTCCAAGCCGCGTACCGGCCCGCCGATTCGACCGAATGGAAAAACCCGGACGGTTTCAAATCTTCCGAATAATACGGCCGTATGTCTTGGCCATTGGCCGCCAATCCTTGGAACAATTGCATTTTTTGCAAATCCAAGATGTCGTCGGGATGTTGGACAATGACGTTACGGACCAATTCGCCGGTTTCCAAACCGTCGTTGACGTATTGAACGCGGGTGCGCAAGTCGTTTAATATTCCCATATCCCCGTTTTGGCCGTTTTCGGGCGTTTTCCGGGGCTTTCGTCAAAAAGACGGGTAATTTATCATCTTTCCGGCGAAAGCCCGTTATACGCCATTTCTTGGAAAATTAACTATACCGTGCGATATTTCACGCCGTGGTTGTTGCATTGCAAACAAATGCGATCCAATCCCCGCGTGTCCAATTCCAAAGCCCGGTACGCCTGTTTCAGTTCGTACCCAAGCCCGGACGCCCGGCCCGTGGGTGCGCCGTCAAGTTCATACAACAGTTCGTCACGCGTGACGTTCACTTGATTTCGGTTTACCCGAACATCCGGATTCATTGCGATTGTCCGAATTACATTTGCCGCAACCTGTTTTTGAATGACGGTTGCAAAAATAGCACGTTGAGAAATGATGAAATCCGAAATGTCGCAACCAACGGATATTTCGACGTTCATTCCGTAATTCATCGTATTGGTGTAACCGATTTGGCCAATATCGAACATTTCCGGATATTCGGCGAAATCCAACGGTGCGTGAATCCCGAACGGGGAAACCTGTAAATACTTGGTCATTTGCCGCCAAGATTCAATCGAACCGCCAAGGCACGTTTGGCACGGTTCAACGGACCAATCCTTGGAAACGTTCAACGCCCGCATACCGGCGGGCAATTCGTTTTGATTGTAACAGAGGAACCACGCGCCGCCCGCATCGTTTCCGTTTCCATCCGTTCCCGGGATGTACGGCAAATAAATTGGTTCGGCCGGGGTAAACCATTGGAACCCGCCTTTGGTGTTGGTAAATTCCAAATCAATTGTTTTCATTGGCGCAACTTGCGACGAATGGAACAGGTACAAACGGACCGTTCCGGTTGCGCCGATCATTTGCAACCCGATTCGTTCGATTTTGGTTGTTACGCCCATCGCCCGAACCGGCACGATTTCGAAACCAACAATCTTTCCGGTCGGGTCTATTGTTGCGGCCAACCGGGCGGCCCCGTCGAAGAATGTACGACGTTCCAAAAGATTCTTGGTTTCCTGTTGCAATTGCTTTTCTTGGATGAAATTTTGGACGGCGGTATTGATTCCGTTAACGGTCAATTGGCGCACGAAATCGGAAACAAAGTTGTATTCCTCCCAATCATCCGGGTTTTGGTCCGGTTCGGAACCGACGTTGGCCGTTTTGGCAATCCAAACTTTGCCGGTGTGTTTTACCTTGGCCCCGGCCACGTATGCGGTCGCGTTGTTCCAATTCGGATATTTGTACAAATAATCGTCCGGCATAATCGCCCGGACGTTCGCCAACGTGCAAAGCGGGTGCGCCCCTTGGAACGTCAAGCCGCTTTCCGATTGCGTCAACGCATCATCAATTTGGTTTTCCGGGTTATAATCCTGTTGCCAACCCACGACGGGCAACAATGCGTTTTGAATGTCTTGTAATCGTATCATAAAAGTTCGATTTTCTTTACAGGTTTGCCGAACGTGTAAAAATCCTTTACAAACTGAAAACGGGGACGGGGTTAATTCGACCCGTCCCCGCGAAATAATGGTTTAGGATGTGCCCGAAATTAAGGCGTGACCTCAAGAGTGTTAACCGGATTGGTCGTACTGTTCACGACCTCAACAGGCGTTGCGAAAGGATTTGCGGAACCCGGGGCGGCCAACTCAACCTTGATAATCGGGTTGGCAACGGTTGTCGGGTCGGAATTGTACGCGACCAAAAAGGCCACGTCAACGGAAAATCCGAAATATTCCTTGACGTTGCACACCATATCGGCGGACGCATCCCCGGCAATGCCGGATTGATCGCCGACGGCGGTGTAATAGTGGGAACCCACGGGCAAGTCAATGAACGGCAAACGCACAACGTCCCATTCGTGGAAATTGGCGCGGGTGCGGCTCAACGCTTCGCGGTCAACGCGGGTAAGGACGCCCACGTTACCATCGGCCACGATGTAACCGGTTGCGAAGATGCCGGAACCGTTCACAATGTTGTTGGTATAGTGGAACACCTTGTTGTCGTATTCCAAACGCTTGTTGACGTCGTTGTAAATGTCGTGTTCGGCCATCTTGCGCACAAGAGAATCGAACCCGGCCCCGCCAATGACGTGCAACATTTCCGGATATGCGTTTGCACGCATAATCGCGTTCATATCCGCCAAAAATTCCATACGGGCGTTCCAAGGAATTTGCACGGAATTGGACGTTACTGTGTAATACAACGCATCCTTGAACACTTGGGTTTTGTTCGCTTCAAGGGCGGCGATTGCCTGTACATCCATTGCGGTTGCAAGGGCGCGGCAAATCTTTTCCATCTTGCGGGCAAAGTCGTGTTCGTAGGAAATTTCGTTGTTGCGGTAAAGTTGGGGAACCATCGTGAAACCGACGGAAAGCGTTACCCAATTCACGGTGTACAACGCGGACGTGTTTTCGTCGTCGGCAATGACGCACGAACGGACGTTGGAAACGGTCACGTCGCCATCGTAATTGATAACGGGAATTTGCACGGTGTTGCCGATGGATTCAAAGGCACGGTCGCGCAAGTTGGGGTTGATGATGGAATTTGCGGCGTTGGTTTGCTCAATGAAGAAATCCAACGCGCCATATTCCAACGGGCGGGCCATATTCCGGTCAAATTGCGGGTTTTCGACACGCCAATTTTGCAAACGGGTTGCTACAAGTGACATAATTTTTTTGTGTTAAATTGTTAATGTTTGCCGGATTGACCCTTTACCCGGTTGTTACTGTTCTTATTGGATGGGTAACGCCTTGATCGCGTCGCGGTTGTCTTTCCACGCTTGCGCCATCGCATCCGAAAATTCCTTGGAACCGTTGATTTTCCCTTGCGCCATCAATTGTTTTGCAATGATTTCGTGGGCTTCGTTTTGGGTACGCGCCCCGGAAATATCAACCGTTCCGCCGTTGCCGCCTTGGCCGCCGGTATGGCCGCCCGTGGACCCGGCCCCGGTCTGTTTACGCCCGGTTTCCAACACGCCCATCGTGGAAAGTTCCTTGGCCACAAGTTCGGCGGCCGTGAATGGACGCAAATTGTTTTCCGGGTTGCGCTTGACCGCGCCGTTTTCCATAAATGCCAAAGTCTTGCCGCCGTTCCCGTCATCAATGTATTCCGGGTTCATCGCCTTAACCTTGGCCACGGCCTGTTCGGTCAACACGGACGTAACAGACGCGGGCAAATCGGCCTTAAATTTCAATCCGGCGGTTGCTTTCGCAAATTCGCCGTCAATCTTCATTCCGAACAGGGCCTTTGCGTGTTCGCTTTCGGCCGCGTCGTACTTGGTTTTAAGGTCGGTAAATTCCTTGGTCACGTTGGCCAAATCCGCCTTGGCTTGGTCCAATTGGCGTTTGGTTTCCGCATCCCCGCCGCCCTTTGCAATAACGGATTCCAAACGGGTTTTCTCTTTTTCCAATTCGGAAACCTTTGTTTGCAATTCGGCGGCGTTACCCGCTTGGCCTTTGATTTCGCCAATAACACGTTTGGCGTAATCGTAGGTCTTTTCGGCCCCATTCTTGGCGATCCCGGACGCCGCCAAAATGTCAGCATCCAAACCGCCGTAAATTTCGCCGGTCTTTTGACCGATAACCGCCGTTTCGTCGTTCTTCGACATTTCGACGATTGCCGTTTTCTGTTCATCCGTCAAGCCCGATAACGCGGCGTTGGCGTTCAACAATTCGGTTGTAAGTGCCATAATTCTTTCCCTTTGAATTTTTGGTAATATCTTGTTATGGTATCGCCCAATCGGACGTTATGCGGAAATGGTTTCGGTCGCGGTTACGCTTTGCAAGGTTGCGCCGCCGAAAACAAACGTGTATGTGCGGGTCGTGCTTGCATCAGCATACGACGCGGAAATACACTTGGAAACGCCGGTTGCCGCGCGTTGCACGACGTCAAGGATTGTTCAGGCCTTGTAACATTCGACCAACTTTGCCTTTTGGGCGTCGGTAAAGGTCCCCAACGCGGAAACCTCAATGAACAAATGGTCCTGTTGTGCGATTTGTGCCATAATTGTAACTTGTTAAATGGTTGTTATTCCTTTTCCTTGGCGGGACGTCCCGGTTTCTTTGCGGGTTGTTCCGTTTCGGCCTTGTTGTCGGCGTTGGCGGCCTGTTCGGCGGCTTCACGTTCGGCAAGGGCCTTGGCAACGGCGGCGGCAACGGCCGCATCGAATTTTTCTTGGTCGGCCTTGGCCTTGGCGGCGGCGGCTTCTTTGGCGGCCTGTTCGCGCTTGGCGCCCTGTTCTTTCAACCACACGTTCGGATCGTGCAAAATCGTAACGGTGTAACCTTGTTTACGCAAGGAATCCGCAACGTGGGCTTCAAAAATCTTTTTGCCGAATTTTTGCACCCGGGGCCGGGAAATACGCTTGCCGGTTTTCGGATCGAATTGTACGACCTCAATAACGGCGTGGTAATCCTTTTCTTCGCCCGTGGGAACAATGTAATTTTCGGCGGTCAACTTTTCAATCGGGGTATCGCGCCCGTCTTTTGTAATCATCGCTTTACACGGTTTTATTGTTAAACATTGGCCGGTTGCGGTTTCTGTTCATCCGCATATCGCCGCAATTCGGCCGTAATCTTTTCAATCTTGCGTTGGTACGGTATTTCCGAACCGAAATCCAAAATGTTGGTGTTTTCACGTTCGAACCGGCGTACAAAATTGGGAAAATTCAATTTAATACGCAAATCCGTTTCGGAAACCAAGTTTTTATCAAACAGTTCGGAAACCTCAACGCGTGACAAATGGCGGAACGGTTCAAGTTCGGCCAAGATCAACATACGGCGTAACTGCGTCGGGTCGTTCCGGTATTCGGTTTCCAAGATTTGGTTTTGCATCATATCCAATTCGGATTCCGACGCGCCCGCATCCTTGGCGGCCTTATACCGTTTACGCAATTCATCCGGGGAATACAAGTAAAATTCCGTTCCGTAATTGATTTTCGCCGAAATGAAATACCGTCCATAACGCAACCGGCAAACGGTTTCGTCAACCCATTGTTGGGCGGCTTCGAAACCCTTTTTAACCCGGTTCAACACGGTTGTAACGCTTTCGAAATTCGCTTGTACCTGTTGTTCGTTGAACGCGTCACGGTTCGTTACGATTTCATCTTGACCGACAACGGCCGTAATGATTTCTTCGCGCAACCGCTTTTGTTCCTCAACGTTGTAATCAAGGGCGTTTCGGTCAACGTTCAATATCTGTACGGGGTTACGCAAATCGGGTTGGTTTTCGTCCGGGTTCGGTACGGGGATTTCCACGAACGAACCGGCCCCGATTATACGTTTGTTTCCGCATTTCGGGCAACGCAACAGTAATCCGGCCATATCCAACCGGTAACGGCCTTGTTTGTCGCGCAAAAACCCGCCGTCGCAATAATCCCCGTTTTCCGCGTTCGTGAAATCGCAACTTTGTTCGTACCCGGACAAAATGGGATATGCGCCCATAAGGTCCAATTGGCGTTTGGAAATGTGGAAAAATTCGAACCAATCCAAACTTTCCAATTCGGCGGACAACGGGGACGCCTTTACGTCCGGTTCATCCAACGAAATGGGTTCATTCCAAAAGAACCGGGCCGGGCAATAACCCAAGTCGTGTGCGGTTTCGATTGTCGGCATACCGACCAATTGGCCGGTGTGCTTTTTATCGTCCCAAACGCGGTACGTTTCATCGTCCAACACAACGATTTCGTCACGGCGACGGAACACGATAAAATCCATTTGGCCCGTTGTCGGGTCGGCCTTATACGTAATTACGTCGTCAATCGGCAACCAATAAAAATACGGTTCGGGTAATTCTGTTGTCTGTTCCCGGGCGACGTCAACGACCAAAACGGAATTGATTTCGGATTTGAAAAATTCCCATCCCTTGGTCGCCCATACGTCGGGTTCGTTCAACTTGGTTTGCCTGTATTGTTCCCAATCGTCGCGTTGGGCGGTGTTTGCGAATTGATAATTGAACGCCGGGTTGCGCCCGTCGAAAATGCGGCTTAATTTGTCAAAGCAAATTTCCGTTATTTCATTGGTTTTAATGGGATAACGGAAAAGTGCTTTGAACAAAACAAACTTATCGTGCGGCAAGATATTTTCCGCCATCGCAAGGAATTGCGTTAACGGAATGGAAATGTACGGCGAATTGAAAGACGTAACGCGCTTTACCGTGTGAAATTTGATGCGCATTTGGTGCAATTTCGCACGGGAAAGAACGGCGGAACGCTTATTTTCCGCGATTTCCTTTTTTATCTTGGCGACGTCGTAACCCATAATCCACAAATTCGAATTTCGATGTTTCCGGCAATTTCCAACCGCCGTTGTTTTGCATCCTCAACAACCGTTCCGCGTGGGAAAATTCAAATTCCCGGGTAACGCCGTTGGCGGTTAACGTTACCGTGGTTGTCTTGGCGTTCATAACTATTCGGACGGGACCAAATCGGTAAGCGGGTTAAAGTCGGTCGGGGTAAGGATGACCAAATCATCCGAATAATTGTCCGGATATTGCCAAGAAATCGGGTTGTTATCCTTGGCGTCGAAATTACCGTGAATCTTGGACCCGATGAAAAGGCCACGAATCGGAATCGGGTAATACGTGCCATCGGTCGCGCCGTCCTTGATTGCTTCGATTTTCCCGTTTTCGTCGAAAAGGAAAATGCCAAGATTGCCCGCGTTGGCTTCGCATTGCAATTCTTTCATCGCCTTAATGACGGATTGCGGAACGGAACGCAATTGGCCGTCGAATTGAACGGGATTGCCGCCCAAAACTTGGGCAACGCCGCCCAAATCATCGTTGCCGCCGGACGTCATACGGGCGTCGCCGCCGGAATCGGCCGGTGCGTTGATGTACGGGGAAATGACGATTTTTCCGCCGTCGGCCGCCGACAATTGCGCGGTCCAAGACGCTTTCAACAGGATGGACGCTTGGGTGGTAAAACTGTTGCGGGTTCCGTCCGCTTTACGCAAGCGTTGGAACGCGACCTTTTGGATTTGGCCGAAATTTTCCGGGCAAGTGACATTCGGGATTGTCGGGATTGCGGCGGCGGCCGGGCATTGACAAATAAGTGACATAATGCAAAATGTTTTTAATTGTTGATGTTTCCACGGTTGACCCTTGACCGCTTCCGATTGCAAAAATAATTATTTTTTATAAAAAACGCGTTAAATCGCTTTTCTTTCCAAAAATGGGTAATTCCTTATCTTTTCCGTAAAAGCCCGTCAAATCGCCCGAAAACGGCCTTAATGGACACGGACGCCACGGGACGCCGCGCCGTATGGTTTCGTGTTCCCGTCGGCAATTTCCTTTTCGTATATGCCGGTCAATCCGTCGGCGTCGTCGTCGTGTTCGTTCGCGTCAAACTTGCGCAAGAATCCAACGATATGGTCGTGGAATTTCTTGTACCGGCTTTCCCATCCGAACGGGAACACGATATGTTGGTTGACAAACGGGGCGTTCGTTACAATCCGGGATTCTTTGTTTTCGCCTTGGTAAAACGGGACGGTCAACGCCCGAACCTTTTTTTTCACGGCCTTTTCGAATTGGGAACCGCCGTTGTTCGATTCGATCCACGCTTTTTGAACGCCATTGTTGTTGATCATACGGGGAACGGTTACGGCCGTAACGTCCGTTGATTCGTCGGTAAATTCAATGTCTGTTATCAGCGCGAACAATAACGGTTCATACCGGCGTTTGTTCTCATTCCAAATTTGGTTTTCCGATTTGTAAATGTCATAAGACGCGGCAAACAAAAAGTCGTCGCCTTGGTCGGCAACATCAACGTAACATCCGGAACGGATATATTGGCCCCAATCCGATTTTTCGACCCACGTTTTGAACGGTTGATACAAAAATGCGGTTGCGTCGCCCGGGTTCCCTTGGTACAGGCATTGGAAACCCAACGGGTCCAATTGTTTTTGCGCCAAAAGGCGTTCCAACGAATGGCGTTGCGCCCACAACGGTTGCCCGGCTTCGCGTTGGTCAATTTCCGTTGGTTGGCCTGTTTTGATTGCTTCGAAATTGACCAATACCCACGCCCCGGCCGGGATGTTTTCAAGATCGGCCCACGATTCGACAAAAACGACCTTTTCCGAATCAATGATTTTGCCAATAATGTCGTCGGGATGCCATCGCGTAAATACGATTAGTTGTTGCGAATCGTTGTGCAAACGGGTTTGTGCTACCTTTGTAAACCAATCCCACGCGGCCGCCCGGATTATCGGGCTATTCGCTTCGGACGAATCCTTGTACAAATCATCGTAAATCATAACGTCAACCGTCTTTGACGTCAACGAACCGCCACGGCCGACGACGCGCAACGAACCGGTATGATTCACGATTTCGAACACGTCCGAATTGCGCAAGTAATTGTTGGCAACGGTTACGACGTTGGACCCGTTCAACACTGTTTCCGGGAAAACGGCCCGGTAACTTTCCGAATCAATCAACCGTTGAACGTCCCGGTTGAAATCCTTTGCAATCGTGGCCGCATACGAACAAATGCAAATCCGAATATCCGGGTACAATCCCAACATATCGGCCGGAAGAAACCGGCTTGAACCTTGCGATTTGCCGTGTTGCGGCGGGGCCTGTATGATTAGTTTTTTGATCCGGCGTTTGGCGAACATATCCAAAACCCGGTAATACGCTTTATGAAACGGCGTCGGTTGAAAGTTCGGGTCCATATATTCGGCAAACCACAACAGGTTTCGCCGTGCGCCCTCTTGCAAGAACAATTCCGGGTGTTCCGATAACGCCCGGGTTATTTGCATCGTATCAACGTCCATTATTCCAAATCGAAAGTCAATCCAACCATCCCATCATCATACACGATTTGTTGTTTGAATCCGTGTCGTTTGTACCACTCAACCACCCATTGTTCCGGGTCCGCCCACAAACACAACATTTTTGCGCCCATTTCCCGGGCGTGTTCCTTGGCCGCGCTTAACAAATCGTTTCCAAGCCCATAACCCCGGGCCGATTCCAATACGATAACATCGGACAAATGCGCCACGGCCGGGTTTTCGTCCTCAATGGATAATTGGCACAATGCGCGGCCGTCTGCAATTACGATTGTGTCTTTACGGCCCCATTGCCAAATGTTCCGATGAATATATTTTGCCATAATCAATTGTCAATCCCAATGTGCGCAACATCCGGCCATCGTGCGTTCATAAACGCAATTACGGAACGTTGCACCCGTTCAAACTGTTCGTCGGTCAACGACCGGCCCAAATGGATAATAATAACATCTTCGTTCGGGTCGGCCGTCCGTCCGTCTTACTGAATCCCGCCATTATTCCCCCCGCTTATTGCGTCAATAATTTGCGCCAACAGATTGTCCGGAACGTTGGCCAAAGAAACACGCGGTTTGGTTTCCGTTTCGATCTTGCCGGTCAATTCTTGGATGTGCTTATTGGACCATTCGCCCGGGGCGCGGTTGCACAATGCAAAGATAATCGCCGTTGGATTCGGCGCGGCCTTTTTGTGGACGATCTTTTTTTTGACCTCAACCATTTTGCCGTTTTTGTCCAACGCCGATTCGGTCGTGGTTTCATCCCATTCGTACCCGCGTATCAATTCCAACAACGAACGCTTGGAATCAACGACCAATTGGGAATCGTACCATTCTTGGTATTCCTGTTCGGCCTTTTTAATCTTCGCATTAAATTCAACATCTTCGTTGAAATGCTTGTAAAACGTCGTATGCGATACCCGGGCGGCCGTGTACGCGTCTTTGTACGATTTCCCGGCGGCAATGGCCTTGCACATCTGTTCAACCTTGGCGTCGGTCCATTGCGGTTTTCTTCCGGGCTTTTTCTTTGTTTCGGTCTGTTGTTTCGGGGTTGGCATAACGAATCGGTTTTTGCAAAGATAAAAATAATTCAAAATACGATGAATCCCGGGCGTCAATGCGTCCGGGGTTTCGGGTTTACTGAAATACACGCGGGGCCGTCTTTGTCAACGGGGAATCCACCTATTTCGCACACGCGTTGCGGGTCCCACCAACCCGTCAATTTGTAGTGCAAACAATCGCGGCATTTCAAATCGGTTAATCGTTCGGTTTTGGTTGCCATTGCTTCAAACGTTCTTTTACTTGTTTCAACGTCCAACAATCCGGGTTGGCTTTACAAAAATGCAAGAATCCATCCCGGCCCAATTTCCTGTAAATCGGTAACACGTCGGTACGGACCAAATCGGCCGGTTCCCCGGGTTCAATCGCCTTTTCTCGCCCGGCTTTTTCCGCTTCAAAAGAACATTGGAAAATGTCTTTGCCGTCTTTGTTACAAATAACGTAATCGTATTTTCCAATACGGATTCGGCCGGTATATCGGGCAATGGAAAATTGGGAATTGGCCCAAAAGGATTCCGACATTGCCAACGGTAATTGTTCGTTGTTCATTCCTGTTCGATTTTAGGGATAAATGCCGCATCCGGGCAACCGTCGTTGTAAAACTTGACACGGACGAACAGGGCGTGGCGGTCGGGATCGTCTTTTATCGAAATAAGGCGTTTTCCCGTCCGGCCCTCTATTGCATCCCAAATGGCCAAGATATATTCGGGTTGGTTGTGCTTTTCGTAATCCGCTTCGAAAAAATAATGGCTTCCGCCGTTCTTTGGTTCGCACGGTTTACCGGTCAACGATTCGACCATTTTGCACAATTCGGCATCAAAGGCCGTTAATTTGGTTTGCCAATATTCCATCATTCGCCGATTTCGTCAAACAACTTTTTCACGTTTTCGTTTTCGCCGGAAACGGTCACTTTGGCCGAATTGTTCCCGGCCACGGCGATTTCAACCAAATTGCAACCATATTCGGCCGCGTTCTTTTGGATAAATGCCGCTTTTTCAACGGACAATAAAATGGTTTTGATTGTCATTTTGCGTTCCTGTTTATGCGTTTGTTCAACATATCCCATCCGTCCGGCCCCAATGCCATTTCACGCGGGTATTCTGTAATATCGCCTTTCGGCACGATAAGGTTGTAAACGCCCAATTGGCCGCGTATCGGCATTTCCACGACGCGGCGCGGGTTGCGCATCATCCATCCGTAACCCTTGCGCGGGCGTTCCTGTTCCGGAATACAGGTTGCGGCCCAATCTTCCGGCGTGAAATCTTCGATTGGTTTAACGTCGTACAATTCCACGAATCCGCAAGTGACGCCGGACAACCGGCCCGGGATTTCGGGTTTTGAGGACGAACAAACCAACAGGTCGCCCCGGTAATTTGTGTTCCGGGTTCGTACCTCAATTGTTTTATCGGCGTGGTATTCGCCGTTTTCATCCCGGAACACAACACGGGTTAACAAATCCGCGTATGGTTGTTTGACCGACAACGCCTTGAAAACGTCGTGTTGGTCCGGGTTGAAATCTTTACGGTCAATTTGCATAATCGTTCGGTTTAGAATCCGGCGGGCAAATCATCATCCGCGCCAATCGGTTGATAACCGCCGCCGGGCGTGTATTCGGGAGCCGGGGCCGGGGCCTGTTCGGGCTTCTTTCCGCCCAACAATTCCATTTCTTCCACGACGATTTCGGTAACGTACCGGGTTTGTCCGGCGTTATCTTGGTATTGGCGGGTTTGTATTTTGCCCTCAATCAAAAGCGGGGTTCCCTTTTTCACGAATTGTTCGCACACGCCCGCAAGGCCGGTGCGCTTGACAACGATATTGTGCCAATCGGTTACGTCGGGAATCTGTTTGCCGTCCCGGGTTGTAAAGCCGCGTTCGGTCGTTGCCAACGTGAATTGTGCAACCTTTCCGCCATCTTGGAACGTGGTAATGCGCGGGTCTTGTCCGACATTCCCTTTCAAAAATACTTTGTTCATAACTTATAAATGCCTGTACAAATTTATTGATTTTTATTGTTCAATCATCGAATTTCACGCCATCCAACAGGAACCGGCGTTTGTCCTTTGACCATCCGGCCGCCGCGTTTAGGGCGTCCCGGTCGGCGTCCCGGACAAATTCAACCCAATATCCGCCGTTATATCCCGGTTCGATGATCCGGACCAACCGGCCAACAATCAACCGCCGGAATTGCTTGTATGCGCTTGCGTCGTTCAAGTCAACAACGCGCCGGGTGTGTTTCGGGTGCGGCGTCTTTGGTACGCGGCCGTTCCGTTTGAAATTCGCTTTGGCAAAGTCTTTCCGGATTGACCGCCGGACCAATTCGTTGTAATCTTTCATTCCGGATTGTATATGCCGGGTTTGTCGGCCGTCAACAAAACGGGTTGCAACGGTTGGCCGAAAGTCAATACAGACAACCAAATTTTCCCGGTTTCCTGTACCCGTTTGATTTCTTCCGGGGAAAGTTCCCAACACGTATTTATTTGGCCCGTTTCGGGCTTTCCGACACATTCGGCCGGTAACGGTGTATATTCGGGTTGATTCGCCCCGAAAACGGCGTTTGCGCCATCAAATTTAATCGGTTCCATCCTCAATTACAATTTTGAAATCCTTTCCGGAATCCAACAACGGTTTCATCAACGGCCACAACATTTGTTCGGTCATTTCGCCGACGGAATCTTTGTCGTCACAAATTACGATTTCGCGGCCATTGTCGAACGTAAACGTTCCATCCGGTTCGGAATATACGGTTGCCGTTTGCTTATATGTTGCCATATTCCTTTTTCAGTTGCTCAACAATCAACAGGTTTGCCCGGTATATTCTCATATTGCGCCGATCGCCATTTTCCCAACGGTTGTGCATTTCGAACGAAAGGATATTGACGTTTCGCGGATCGTGGGCCATTTCCGGGTGCGCCCCGCGCGTCAATATGTGCGACACATAAGTTGCCGAATATTGACGCAACGGGCGCATCGTTTCCGCGCAAATGTGCGGGTAATGGTCCCAACACCAACGATAAAACCTTTCGTTTTCCGCCGGGGTGTGGCCGGTCCCGAACAATTCCCGTTGGATTGAAACCCGCAAACGGATTTCCATTGTAAAACGCCGGTCAATCAACGGTTCGATTCCGTGCGCTTTGCAAAGGTCGTATTGTTCGCGGGTATCAATCAAAAACGGTTCCATCTGTTACGCGTCGGGCATATCGTCGGGGTTATCCAACGGGTCCGGTTCATCATCGGCCGCGCCGTTGTCGCCGAACAAAGACATTTGCGCCTGTTTGCCCTTGAACAAATACGCGTAAACCTCTTTTTTGATGGATTCCACAATTGTTTCAAGTTCTTCTTCGAACCCGAACGAAATTGTGGCCATCTTAATACGCGGGGTATTGATGCAAGTTTTTAGGCCGTTCGGGGTTTCGAATACGGACGTAATGACAACGCCGGTATTGTCGCCGGTCCCGGACCACGCGACGCCGCGAACCTCAATTTTCGACAACAGTTCGTCGGCGAAATTGCGGGCCAACATCTTTTTCGATTCGGGCAATTTCATTTCGTCGGATTCCAACAAAGTAAGAAACGACGTAATGTTGAACACGCGGGCCACGATTGTACGCAAGTCCGTGAACATACCCAACAAATCCGGGTGGACGTCGCGTGTACACGTTTCGTTGCGGTCAATCAATGAATTTTCGCCCTCAACGATTTGCGTAACTTGGTATTCGGCTTGGATTCCGCCTTTCGGCAACAACTTGACCTTGGACAAATTAAAGTCCTTTTCGGTCGGGATGGTCTGTAATTCTTTTTCCATATCGCTTTTGGTATTAGGATTGTTCCGTGTTATCCGGTTCCGCCGGTCCGGGTGCTAAAACTGACAACGCAACATCAATCAGTTGCAAAACATCTTCCAAAACGGCAACGTGCGTTTCCGAATGGTTGTGTTTCTTGGTGTGCGTCAACCAATTGTTGACAAATTCACGCGTGAATTGGGGCGTGTTGTGAAATTCAATTGTCTTTGGCATAATATCGGGGTTTTAATCGCCTTTACAAGCGGGGCCGCATCCGGGAACGCGTGACGCATCCGCCGGGATTGATGTAAAAAACGTTACGTCGGTTTTGCAACCGCTTTCGTAATTGTCAACGTGTATTTCAATATTAACACGTTTTGCGCCTAATTGTTCGCGCAATGTCGCAACCGCCGCCATTGCGGCGTTCTCAAAATCTTTAATCTTTACGTCCATCGTTAAAAATTGTTTTGTTCCAACAGGTCGGCCGCCGCATCGCTTATTTTTGTGAAATTTTCGATTTCCGGGGCTTTCGCCGGTTGGATGGGTAATTTATCATCTTTTTGTTTTGCGTCCAAAATAGGGCCATTTCCGGCCGTTTCCGGGGCCGCGCCGAATTTCTTTGCCGCATCGGCCGCGATCTTGGCGGCATCGCTTGCCGCGTCGGCGATTTTGGCAAAGGCGGAAACCGGGTTGTTCGGTTGTTCTTCCGGGTATTCTTTTACTTTCAGTTCGACCAATCCCAATTCAAGGATAACAGGCAAACAACGGGCAACCGCTTTCGTATCTTCCAACGCATCGTGCGCCGGGAACGTTTCGCCCGGGAAACAACGGGCGTACAGTTCGCCAAGATTCGGGAATTTCAGTTTTCCCCAACTGTTGCGGGCATCAACCCATTTCATCGTCGAACGCATCGTGTCAATTCGCTTGCCCTTATACAACGCCGTTTCCACGTCGTTTGCGTCGTAATATTCCCGGCCAAGTTCGCGCAAGATGTTTGCTTTGACAATGCCGGTATCGAAATGGATGTTGTGGCCGCATATCAACCCTGCGTCGTGGCAATCCTGTATGAACATATCCACGACGGCGGCGAACGGTTCGCCGTGTTCCATCGCGTATTCGTTCGTTATTCCGTGGATTTCCACGGTTTCATCCGGAATTTCCCACCCATCCGGGCGGATTATATGGGATTCGACCTTGCAACCGTGAATCCACGCCATTTGCACGACGTGCGGGTATTGCATAAAGTCAACGTCCCATTTGGCGGCGCGGTCCGGAATCCCGGTCGTTTCAGTATCGAAAAATAAAACGTCGTTAATCGTCATAATGTCGTATCGCCTTTTGTGTTGTTTTACTTGGAATCAATGATTGCGCGGGTTCCGTCGGGCTTATTGCCGTAAAGAGTTCCGGACGTTAAATTGTTCCATTCCTTTAACGCGGTTTTCCATTCGTTAACCGTAAGATTCCATCCTTTGGAAATCGTGAATGAAACGTAATCGTTTTCGTTGATCTTTCGCATATCTGTAAATGTTAAAGTGTTCGCGGGTCCTCAATGTAAACGTACAGGTTTTCGGCGGCAAACTGTTTCAACCA